GGGTATTTTTCAGCTAATTTTGCAAACAAGTCATTGCCCATAAATATTGTTGGAGATCCTTATGTATTCAACCACGGCGTATTTATATCAACAAATTACCAGAGTATTATTGATAGACACCGCTGACGGCGAAACTTTCACTTATAGGTATGACCCTGTGTACGCAAAACAATTAACAATTAACAAAGGCGTTGACAATGTGTTGTTGTTTGAATTTATAAATCAACAACAAAAACCTGTCGACATAACTGGAAGCACGTTCCTGTTCCGTGTGATCGATACCGCGGGCAGTACTCTGCTGATACAAAAACCCATGGTCACACTAAATGCACCACTGGGGCGGGCCAAAGTAACGCTGACAGGTCCAGAACTATTGGAATTATTAGCCGAACCAGCAAGTTATAGTATTACTAGAAGCAGCGGTAATTTAACAGAAGCTGTGTTTACAGATGCACAATCTGGTGCTAGAGCACCTGTTAATGTAGTAGACAGTGTACTACCACAATTTATACCTAGTATTCCGCTTACTATCCCTACCGTAAAACTAGCCGCACAAGGATCAGCAGATGGCACTAGTTATGATAGTTATCCAGGTGAAGATTGGTATTGGGCTGGAAATCCCAATGGTGCCAACTATTGGAATAGTTTTTTAAACACAGAATATTACAGTAGTTTTATCAAACCACAAAATGCCATAACAACCATTCAAATGACCCTAGATGGATATACCGGCACAATCAAAGCTCAAGCAGCTGAAGACTATGAAGCTATTCCTTATAACGTGCCTGTGGGTGCCACCATTGACAATCCTAATGCATCTGAAAGTATCACCTATTATAACTATACTGGAACCATTTATATCAATGTAATCGGATGGTATCCGTTGCTAAGACTTTGCTTTAATAACAGTGTATTTGCAACTCCTGGGGGAAAAGGAGTTCCTGCTACTGCTTACGCTACTGTCAGCAATGGTATAGTTCAAAGTATAACTATACAAAATGGTGGAGGCGGGTATCTTGCCCCGCCTAAAATTAATATTATAGGCGATGGTGCTGGTGCTACTGCAGAAGCAACTGTTGTAAATGGTCAAGTAACTGGAATTACTGTAACCAATGGTGGTTCTGGTTATTGGTTGGTACCAAATGCTGGTATCAATACTCCTTATTATCCAGTGGCACCAAACCAACAGGGTGCCATGGTGATCATCAGCACTGGTTATGTGATTGATTTGTTTTATCGATAACATTGATTTTTTACAGCAGTTATGTTAAACTAGCTACATGATTGATGTGGTTGCTTACTTACCCGCTAAAAGAAAACAGACTCCTTCAGGATGGATAAGTTTTAATGCGCCTTGTTGTGCAGACAAAAGGCAAAGAGGCGGACTAAAAGTAAGTGATCGCGGATGGAGTTATCATTGCTTTAACTGTCAATTTACTGCAAGTTTTATTCTCGGCCGTAGTGTGGGATTCAAAGCTCGAAAACTGTTGGGGTTGTTAAATGTTCCAGAACGTGAGATTAATTTACTTAATCTCGAAAGTCTCAAACACCGTAGTATCGAAGGCATATTGGATGAGCGCCAACAAGTGTTTAATGCACTGAGCGATATTAAATTTGATGAGCACGACGACCTGCCACCTCATGTGGAACTGCTTACACCAGAACATACTGCGTATTGGAAATATGTAAGATCAAGATGTGTGCCTGAAGATTACCCTATTATGGTACAAATGCAAAACGATGGTGTGCACTGGACACGTGATCATGTAATTGTTCCATTTACCTACAACGATAGCCTGGTTGGATGGTGTGCCAGAATGCTAAACGGTAGTGGACCAAAGTATATCAATCACAGTCAACCTGGATACGTGTTTGGTACAGACTTACAAAAGTCTGCATGGCAACATGTACTAGTCATGGAAGGTATATTTGACGCATTGTGTATTGGCGGCGTGGCACTTATGCATAACACCATAAGTGATGCGCAAGCTAGATTGATTAGAAGTCTAGGCAAAGAAATCACTGTGGTGCCGGATCACGATTCTGCAGGTATGGAGCTGGTAGATCGTGCCATAGAGTTGGGCTGGGCAGTGAGTATTCCTGACTGGCCAGATGGTATTAAAGATGTAAATGATGCAGTGGTCTGTATGGGCAGACTAGCAACAATGATAACTATATTTCAGGCTAGAGAAACCACCAAATTAAAAATAGAACTAAGGAAACGACAACTTGTTAAAAGAATACGGAATTGATATACAACGATTGTTTTTGGAAATGATGCTGCAAGATGCATCTAGTTATATACGAGTACAAAATATATACAATCCTGAAAATTTTGATCGCAGCCTAAGACCTGCAGCAGAATTTGTTAAGAAACATAGTGTTGAATATAAAACACTGCCAACTGCAGAACAAATATCGGCATCCACTGGGATTAAACTTGCTCAAGTGCCTGATTTAAACGACGGGCATTTTGAATGGTTCATGCAAGAATTTGAAAGTTTTACTCGTAGGCAAGAACTTGAGCGAGCGATTTTAAAGTCTGCAGACTTGTTGGAAAAAGGTGACTATGATCCTGTGGAAAAACTGATCAAGGATGCAGTTCAAATTTCATTGACCAAAGATATGGGCATAGACTATTTTGAAGACCCTGCTGCTCGTATCAATAGATATTTTAATTCAGGAGGACAAGTCAGCACAGGTTGGCCGCAAATGGACAAGTTGTTGTATGGCGGATTTAGTCGTGGCGAACTAAACATTTTTGCAGGCGGCAGTGGAAGTGGTAAAAGTCTTGTGATGATGAACATTGCACTTAACTGGTTACAACAAGGACTCAGTGGTGTGTATGTAAGTTTGGAGCTCAGCGAAGATTTATGTGCACTGAGAACAGATGCTATGTTGACCAACATGGGCACTAAAGAAATCCGCAAAGATATTGATACCACAGAACTCAAAGTCAAAATGATGGCCAAAAAATCTGGCCAGTATAGAGTGAAAGCGTTACCGGCACAAAGCAACATTAATGATATTAGAAGCTACATTAAAGAAGTTCAAATACAAACAGGATTACGTGTGGATTTTATCATGGTTGATTATTTAGACTTGCTAATGCCAGTTAGTGCAAAAGTAAGCCCCAATGATTTGTTTGTCAAAGACAAATATGTGAGTGAAGAACTACGCAACTTGGCCAAAGAACTCAATGTGTTGTTTGTGACTGCAAGCCAATTAAATAGATCAGCGGTAGAGGAAGTAGAGTTTGACCACAGTCATATCTCAGGTGGTATATCTAAAATCAATACCGCAGATAATGTGTTTGGAATCTTTACAAGTCGTGCAATGAAAGAACGTGGGCGCTATCAAATTCAGTGTATGAAATCGCGCAGTAGTACAGGTGTGGGTCAAAAAATTGATTTAGAATACAACATTGAAACCATGCGTATCACAGATTCAGGAGAATCCGCAGATGAATCTTCTGGAGGATTTGTTAAAAAACCCAGTATATACGACAGTATTAAAACACAAAGCCGTGTGACAGAGGCCGCCTCTGTCACAAAAGATATTAGCAAAGTAACTGCAGATGTGCAAAGTGCAAAACTTAAACAGTTACTAGGACAGATTAAGACATCATAATATGCCGTGATATTTTTTAGATAATTGAATGCAATCATGCGGTGTTAGCATTGGTAAATTATTAATCGACCAAGTACGTTGGGACTCTGCTAAGTTATTGTTCAGCTCAAAACAAAATATGCAATAACTAGCAAACCACGGAGAAATTTTAAAATACTCTTCTGGTATATGAGATACAATAACTTCCATACTTTTAGTAATAGGTAAATTTAATACCAATGGTAATTGAGAATTTTGATATTGTTTAATTAACTCAAAATTTACCAATACATCAAGACGATTCAAAAAGTCTTTTATTTTTTCTTCGTCCCAAATCCATCCAAAATCAAATAATATTTCGTCTGCGATAATATGAGTCCTAGAAAATTTTTTATAGTAATCTTTGAGATGTTCAAATGCTCGATCATAACAATATGAAGATTCAGAGGGCCATCGAACTAATACATCTTCAAGATCTTCTTGTATAAATTTTTTATCAAAAACATTATAGATAGCAGTAAACAATCCAGTACGTGGTTCAATCTGTATTATACGATCAGGTGATAACACATGTTTAATTTTTTCAGTGTTTCTTTCGTGCGTAACAATCACTGACTTTAGTGTGGTGTTATGATATTGATCAATAAACGGCAAGGAACTATACTGCAACAAACACCAATTTTCTCTAGTATCGATGCGTCTTGTATATTTTAATTTGGTATTAGAAATCAATGCGGCTAAAAAATTTCCAGAGCAACCTTCGTCAAAACTAATTACTGTTCTCAACGAGTAATCCTCCAAAAGTCTTTTTTGATTACTTCTATTTTCAATGATGTTTGATTTCTTACTAAATCTACTAGATCATATTTTAAATAGTTATGTTGAACAAATTGTGAATAGAAGTTTAACAATAGTGTAGATTCAGTCCAGAGTTCTATAAAATTTACAAACTCTTCTAATTTGGAATATTTTAAAAACCATGGAAATCTTGCAAGCACAATTCCGGATTTTGTGTATGTAGGTCGATGTGTAAATAAATCTGGTTCTATATGACAGTCACGGTGATAAAGTAGGGATATTGGATCACTTTCAAAGCATTGTACTTGAAGTCTGTACTGTTTAAAAATCCAACCTGCACAGTCTACAGCTATTAATTGCGTAAAGCAATGATCTAGTACATATTGTTCGACTGTGTCTGGTACATAAACATTGTTGTGGTGTCGACATTTACGCCATTGTTTTAGCCTAGGATGATTTAGATGATATAGTCTGAACTTGAATATTTCATTAATATTTGTTCCAGCAGAAGGATATCCTTGAATTATTTGCATAAGCCATAACAATCCATAGGATGAGAAGCTACCATATGATTCCCGTCAATCTCAGAGAATCGATGTAATCGTTTAAAATTTGGATGACATAATGCCATTATAATATCCAGACTATCTCCGATATCATCTGGTAATGTGACTAACAGATTGTGTCGATCAAGCACATATCTATTAATACCTACATAAGCATACGTGACATTTTCTATTAGATTTTTAATGTATGCTATCAACGATTTAGTTGTATGCCCGTACAAACAGTCTCCAAATATAATTATTCCATTGTATTCTTGCCCGGTGATATTGTGCTGGCTTGCACAGATTTTTTTAAAGTCATTATGATCACCTTCCCAACGCCAGTTGATAACTCCGCAATTTGACATAAAATCAAGCATTAATTTTTCTTGTTCTAATATTACGTTTTTTTGTTGAAACTTTTGGAAATTGTTAATCTGTCGATCTCTCCAACGTCGATTTTTACTTGCCATAATAATATTTATAATGTACAGTACAAGCATAATTTTTACTAAATAATAAAAAGGTTCTGGCACAAAATGCAAAAGAAAACGCGAAGTTTATTAGAAGAATTAGATAGTCTATACACAGAACGCGATCAGCGCCATGTAATAGAAAATCGCGCCACCAACATTATTACCAGTGCCATAAGATTGCTAGAACAAATAGACTCTAGTTATACACCAGAACAAGCAGATAATTTACAACGTAAGTTGATTAATGCAATTCGACTGAGAGACCCTGGAAAATTTACCCGTACAG